CAAGTGCGTTTGTTACGCCATCTGTAATAAGAATTCTATCACCAACTGTCAACGCATCCTGGAAGAATGTATTCGTTCCCAGAACGGTTGTATTGGAGTACACTGTAATCGAACCAGTTAGCTTAACATCCTTGTATTGGAATAGTCTCTCATTAGGAGCGAACGCGCCAATCGTGCCATTCACATCGATTTTGATATTGACATTAGCAAACATTGGATTCTTTAGAATACCAACCTGACGATAATCGTTTAGAGTTGAAAGAGCTTCCTCGTTCTCTACAAACTTGACGGCGACGCCAGCATAATTCGCACCGAGTTCGTTATTTACGTTTTTACCATGTCCACCAGCTGGCGACATAATTGCGCGTAGAACAGCATTGGATGAAACGTCAACGATTGCGTTAGGTAGAATGACTGCAGTCGCAGAGCGATATCCTGACCCAGGCTCTACAATGTCAATCTTAGAGACTGAGTTACCTGATACGCTTGAGATGATAGCGCGAGCAATACAGTTCGTTTGCTTTTGGCCACCAGTATCGAACACATACACATAAGGGTAAATTTCAAAGGTATCGTTAACAGCAACTGTGTTATCAAAACCATCTTCAAGCACAGCGATTCTTTGCCCACCTGAAATATAGTAATCTGTGATAATGCGATATTCGCCTTCTGCAGTACCCGAGGTAATATACAGTAAGCAACCATTATAGAAGTCGTTAAGAGTTGATGCTTCGCTTCCGATGTTATACAGAACTGGGTTACCACCAACGCGAAGGTCGGTTGGACTGTTGAATGTTCCGATTAGGTAGTTATCATACCCAGCACCAGTTTCATCGATATTGATAACTTCAATAGCGCCATCTGAGGCAGCTGCAGTTACCGATGCATTCGCAACAACAGGAATATACGAGTTAGTAGCAAACTTTGACATAGTCGCAGCATTAGCGGAGTACATGTACTTCCACACATAACCGTCTAGAACAGATTCGAATGCATTAACGTCTGTACCTGATGGCTCTACGGTTGATGGTGCGCCCATATTGTTATAGAGGCATTTGTATGTGTGATGTTGTGCCCCCGCGTTTACAGTCGCATAAAATTCTTTCGTGAATAGCTCGCCATCTGTATCGTCATATTGGATGTACACAGAGTTAGCTGACCAATCGTAGCGTGGAATCATTTCGATTACATCTGCGCTTGAAACCTTCTTACCGAAAATCATATTATCATACACATCGAGTGTAACATCTGTATATGCATCAGTTGGAGTAGGGATAATCGTATCAGAGTTGTTTGCATACGGAGTATGCTTAGCGGCAAACACATAGTAAGCCGCTTCGTTTCTTACTGAGTCTACAAAATCGCTAGCTGTAGAAACGTTTAATTTTTTGGATACAATCTTTTTTGTCATTCTAATACTCTTTAATTATATTTATCATGCCGTTGTAACAGATGAATCTGCGTATTGAACTGTTGCATCAATATCGTTTTCAAGTAGAACACCGCCGAAGAATCGAGTCCCTGCTGTGTGCATAACTTTCTTAAACATTTCTGAATACTTATCCAGAGGGATACGTGATAGGATTTCGTATGAGTACTCCTGATAGAAGTCACCATCGATAAGCTTGGATGTTGAGCTCAGCGTACTCTTTGAGTCCTTATAGTAACCAGAGCCGGTCCCGATGCCATAAACGTTTGCAACAGCTGTACCAGCACGTTCACCGTCCTCTGAAAGGAATAACATCTCTTCGTTTTGACGATAACCAAGACCAGAGTCTGTAATCTGTAGAGTTGTAACTGTACCGTTTGCAGTAGCAACGTTTGCTTCAATCTGAGCATTAAGACCGATTGGAAGCACGCCTTCATTCTCTACCACGCTGACGATGGTCGCAGTCGCACTCGACAACTGACCGGTAATCTGCGAGCCTGGAACGAATAGGTTATTGAACTGCGTACGCTTAACTGAAAGAACTGTGGAGTTAGCTCCTCTTACGATACCCTTCGCTGTGCTTACAACTAGCTCTAAGTCAACATCTGTGACTGCAGTTGAAATCGATAGGTTCGAATATGATTGTAATGGTGTTGCGTTAACTTGGAATGTACCCTGAACGTCTGCAACCTGAATCGTATTCGCAGCAGCTGTCACTTCTGTAACTGTACCATTCGCAGAACCCTGATACACTTTCATCCCGACTTCAATACCAGTCTCGTTGTTAACGACAATTGCATATCTGTTTAGGTTTGTATTAGCCTGAAGAATGCGCTCGCCTGGAACGAAGTTTCCTGTAGCAGCGGTATACGTGATGAAATAATCTTTGCGGTCGAAACCAGCCAGATATGGCTGATATGCAAGCACATAAGGGTCAATGGTATAATCAGAACCAGGGTTAATCTGGTTGAGTGAGCCGATAGATCCAATTGTGAATGCATCGAAGTTCAGGCAAGAAAATATAACCGCGCTGCTATTACCAGCTGGATTCTTAGGAAATCCATATTGTAGATTATTGATAGGAATCGTCATGTACGCTTGGCTTGTTAGGTTCGTAAACGTTCCGTTTGCAGCTAATAGGTCTGTGTTCAGGTAGATTGTTTCAGCATCGATAATAGTATCGACTTTGAATGTTGCACCTGTGCCAGCGCTTAGCACAGAGACGTTTGCAATTGTGCCTGTATTCGTCGTAAAGATTGGAACGTTAAATGTATTCGTGAAGTTATTAACAACCTCATACACACCAACTGTTAATTCAAGGTCGCTGATGTTTGCAGTTGTGTCTTTATCGCGAACACGTAGAGTAGTATATTTGTTGAATACACCTCTCATATCTTCAACTTGAATAATACCAGATGTCTGTGCAATGTTAACAACTTGAACAGATGCGTTTGCTGTCTCTACGCCGTTAACGTCTGTCTGATATACTTCATCAGCAATAGTAAAGCCTGAACCAGTCACAGATGTAATTGAAACGTTCGCAGATGTTGGCCGACCCATAACTTTAGATGTTGCTGAGGTATTCGCGATAGATGCAATGTTGGCAAATACAGCTGGATTATTCTTCAGATATACAGTATTACCTGTTCCAAACAGTCCGTTATTAGAAACGCTTATAGTAAGAACACCGTTGGCATCCACAAGTGTGTTATTCGCATTAACGATAATGGTACCGAATGCATTATTAACTGTTGAGTTGCCGATATAGATTTCACCACCATCAACGAACAATTGGTTGTTCGATGCACCTGTGTATGTTAGTTCAGCAAGTCTCTGTGTAAGCGGTTCGAAGTAATCGAAGTATTCACTTTGCGATTTGGTGATAACGTTAAGGTTCGCACCAGTCCCACCTGATGTTGTAATAACAATATTTGCTGTATTTGGTTGAGCAAAGAAGCCGCTACCAGGATTATTAATGGAGATAGTAACCATTCCACCAGTAGAATTTGTTGTCGGTCTCGCAACGGCATTCGAATACGCACTACGAATTGTAATCGTATCTGTATTTGAGTAGCCAGTTCCGCCAGCGTTGATTAAAATAGAACCAACTGTATTTGAAGTGACAACGTTCGAAAGAACTAGAACCTTTTCAGATACAATCGATTGCGTACGCTTATCAAGTTCATCCTGCGTGAAGTCTGTATTACCTGAAACGGTATAACCATAGCCACCATCATTCAGAATAAAATCGACGATACCTGTTCTATTGCTAACTGAAGAAACACGAGCGACACCGTAGTCACCACGTACAGAATTAAACTGTACGATGTCACCAACATTAAATAGCTTACCACCGCCGGTAACAGTGACCCCGTTGAGTGACCCGACGATTTTTGGTGAGTCGTGATATATTGTCGCGGCTTTAACAACTTCATCATTGATGAAAGCGCCTGAGATATTTGAGATATAAAGGACATGGACAAAGTTTCCTTTCACGCGGCGTTTGATATACTTCTCGACGAATGCAGTTGCACCGGATGTTACTCCTGTGATTTGCTTTCCGACGAGTTCAATCGTACGCGATGAATTTGTGATTTCAAGGTATTTTGGTTTAACCCATTCAGCTGCGGACAGTCTGAAGAGATCATCCCCGGGGTAATATACTGTGGCTGAAACACCATAGATAAGACGAAAGAAAAGGTCAATCGAGCGCTCTGTACCCTTTGAACGATATAGGTCATACGAGTTCTTAACTAGAAGCTGCTTGTTAGTCGCAATATCGAATTCGATATTCTTCAGATACTTCTCTTTGAAGTGGACGATGAACTGGTCAAGTGTCTGGTCAACATCACGAATCTGGCCGAGTTTACGACCATAATAGATTGGGTTTGTTTTTTCCTGTTCGTCGATATAAGTCGAACCACCAGATGAAGAGACGAACGGAAGGAACTCATCGCACTGGATGTTACAACGGAATGCATCGAACCCATCAACCTTGACGAGCGCTTCATTACCTTCGAGTGCAATAATTGTACCAGTGGTATTAGCTTGAGAGACAGTATCGCCAACAGCAAAATTTGTGTTGGATTGCAGTAATAGCTTTTGATGGTTCTCTTCTAACCATTCATAGTACGCTTCCACGAACTGAATAAAGTTTTCGCCTTCCTCTTGGTAGAAGGCTGGAAACATATTCTTTACCAGCGGTGAAATCGTAGACTCAATATGCTTCATTATTAGTCTCTTACTGGAACGATAGTTAAATCAATATCTTCTTCGATAATGTTTAGGATAACGTTGTTAATTGTCTGAATGTCTTTGTTACGTGGGATGGCGTAGATCTTAATACCTGCACCATCATATTGAGATACATTGAAGTTCGTTAGCTGAATCAGTCCGTTTTCGTAATTAACAGTACCAATATTTGTGATAACCTGTCCGTTACGCGATGAGATAACGTTAATGATACCTGCACCATTGTCTTGTAACTGAGCGCGCTGATTGTTAAAGATGAACTTAGATGATTGAATTGTATAACCGCCACCGGAAACCGATAGAGAAGTATCAAGAGCAATCTGCATCTTAACGTCAATTGTATTATTCACGCCGAGTTCAGGATTGATAACCTTAATAGCGCGTACTGTTGTTTCGTTAGAAATGATAGTCGCTTGTGAATTGTCAATCGCCTGAATAGCTTTTGAATAACGAAACACTCGGTTAAAGTCATTCAGGTTAGCTTGGGCGTATCTAATGATAGCTGACGATACAAGAGTCTTAATATCATCCGCTGTAAGTTTAGTTGTGTTGATGTTATACTTAACAGATGAAGTAACACCAATGTAAAGATACTCTGGGTTAACAAATACAGGGTCAATCGAAACAGGTGAACGTGGCTTTAGGAAGCGATAGTACTCGTCCTTCTTTGCTGAAGGAACACCATCAACGTCAACAAGGTCGACTGCAACAAACACTTTACCGAACTGAGGCGGGTCTAGGTCCTCTCCGCCATATGCAGAGATGGTATTGATTTCAGGGAAGTTCTGCTTGAGAAGGTTTTCATAGTCTTCAGTTGTAACAGCGCGTTCCTGAGTCGTAAAGTGACGCGGAGCATTGTATTTGATAGATTCAATATTCTCTGATACCGAACCATTCTGAGCTGCGACTGTAGTAAATACTGAGATATCTGTTTCGCCATCGATTGTGCTATCGACGTTAAATACGCGGCAACCATTTGGCAGCTGGCCATTTGAGATGCGATATTCTATACTGATGATTGAGTTGTTCTTTGGCTGTCTTCCGCTTACGCCATCTCCAAGCAGCACTTCATACTGTTCATTTTCACAACCCTGAAGGAAGTAAACCTGTGATGTGCTATCAAGACCGAATAGAGATTGTACGCGTGAGTATGGAAGCACTGTTGCACCCACATCTTCGATTACAGTAACAACCAGCGATGAAATATCGATGTTCTTATTAGTAATGAGATAACGCTGCGATCTATCTGAGGTATACGTGAACGTGTCAGTTACATAATAGCCTTCATAAAGAGGGATATCTGTACCTGTGAATGTCACTGTGTTATTTGAGTTGATTGTGTAATCAGTAATAACAATGTTCTCATTGGTTGAGAATGTGTAGTTTTTGCTAGTGAACGGTGAAGTAAATGTCGTACCTCTTGGAATAGCAATGCTACGCTTTGTTGTATCATTCGAAAGGATGCTGATATTAACTAGAGCTTCGGCTGATTTAAATGAGCGAGGTGTATAGTTAAGTTCCTTAGCATGAGATACAACTGAATCTCGAATCTGAGCCGTGTCCATAAACATCTCATTGCCAATCATATTAAGATAGAAGGCATTGTGATATGTGTTATATGACAAAATATCAAGCAGAACGTTAATGTTCGAACCCTCAAAGTCATAATCTTTGAATCGATCTTGCGATTTCAAATACTGCTTAAGCGTATTTTTATGGGTATCGAAGTCCATGTTCGTTAGGATAATGGATGAATTAGCTGACATTAGCGTACTCTTTGAAGCGTGATATTAACGGAAATTGGGTCTGTTCTATTTATGAGCATATAAACCACTGTTACAACATAACGATTACGGTCCTCTTCAGGAACGACATCGATAGAAAGAACCTTTGCACGTGGCTCGAATTGGTTGAGTGTGTCCTTAATCGCAGAGATTAGAATTTCGGATGTAGTGTCGTCGATAGGTTCGAAGAGTAGTTTGCGGATGGAAGAGCCAACATCTGGTTGATATAATCTCTCACCACGCTCTGTGTTTAACAGATTACGAATGGAACGGGTCACAGCAGTCTCATTAACAAAACGAAGCGTTTCACGCGACACTGGGTGCGTGTTTAGGTTGGTAAGAAAGTCGGAATATAATTCGGTCTTTCTATCTAGTTCTGTAAATCTATCTGCTCTTGCCACTTAATAATCCTTAGTTCGGTCTGTTTGTGGATGAACCACCTCTATCAACACCGCCGTGAGTGTGAGTTGAAAGCTTAACGCCTTTACCTGTAACTTCACCCTCAACATCTAGGTCACCAGTCATCTTGACCTTCTTGCATTCGAATTTGGTTTCGCCTGTTACTTTGAAAGTGGCTTTACCTTTGACTGTGAACGTTGCGTCGCCTTTGACGTTAACGATTTTGTTTTCACCAACAACATCGATGCTATCTTTGACCGATTTAATTACGATACGACCTTCGTTATTTATTTCAATATACGTACCTGAGTTATGATAAATGTGCACTCGAGTATTCTCTGGAGTGTCATCTAGTTCAATTACATGACCTGATTTGGTCTGAATAACTTTGTTGTATGGATACTCAGCAGCGTATGCAGACTCAGGTTCCTCGTCGAGAGGTTCCTTCGTGATTGTATTCTTGCCGCGAGCAAGCCATGAAAGCGAATGCTTGTTCTCATCGTTGCTTGGGATAGTAGGAAACGAACCAATAATCATTGGCATCTGTTTCTCACCACCATCCATAAAGAATCCGATTACTCTCGAACCAACTGCAAGGCATGGAGTCTCTCCAACACCTTCAACGCTTGCTGAAGTAGTAGGAGTCATGATATGTGCCCATGGGAGCTCTTCAGTCTCAACATCATCATGCTCGTTTAGAATACGAACCTTGGCGCGACCCAATTGCTTTTTATCATCGATATCTTCTACGAGACCGATGAACCAGCTGAAGCCTTCTTCACCTAATTGTTGTGTTGTCATTATAAACCTTCCTGCAAATCGCCCTTGATTAATTCAAGAGCCATGGTATACTGAGGTCTGTCGCCATTTAAAACAATGTGACGTACTTTGCTAACGAGATAATTACCGCTATCTAATCTGGACACACCTTGCTCGTTATCAGCATCGACACCAGATGGGAAACGACATTCAATCATGTCACCACAATTAATATCAGAGTCTCCATATATATGTATCAGGACGATATTCTGTGATATCTTCTGAGCATACGCCTGAAGGTTAGAAAGCTTTTCGCCTAATTGAAGCGGCGGCTTCTCAGAGGTCATTGGAACGATTCTAGTTACTGTTGTAGTGCGTCCGTGATTCTTTGTAAATGCAGTCGTGTTCTGAGCACTGCTCGTACCCGATGACTTCTTGAACTGGTCTGCTCCGACGTTATCTGTGTAGGTGACCTTTTTGACGTCACCTGTGATGATATCGAATTGCTGCACTTGGTTGTTCAGTCCACCAGATGAAATCTTTGAGATGGAGTTAACGAACGTAAGCTGATTGTATGAAAGGATGTTACGCATAGTAACGTTCTCAAAACCATCCTTACGAGCTGTGTCAAAGAAGAATATCTTATCAGAACCGCCGCTGGAGATTTTCTTAGCGCCTGTATCAATCATTTTTTCGACTGTGGTGAAATTGAATCCCTTTCTGTTCTCAAAGAAGCAGAACGATGAGGATTTGTATTCACCGGAGACAGCTCTTTGACGTAGGAAGTCAATCGCGCGGAACGGTTGAAGACCAGTAATGAGAACCTCTTCAATACCGACTGTTGCATCGATGTTGACTGGCTTTTGAGTCTCGATATCTTCTTCAATAATGCTGCGAATCATAGTGCTGATATTGGCTTTTTCCTTTTTCGTAAGCTTTACATTAGAAGTCTTAATCAGTTCTGAGCTGCAGAGTTGAAGAGAATAGCTTAAACGCTTGTTACCATCATTGACTGTCTTATTCTTTACTTCATTGACTCTGAATAGGAACGTTGCAGGCTCACCTTTATTCTTTGGTGTCTTGAACGAGAGCTTAACAAACTCTTCGCCGATAATAGGAAAGGATTGCAATAGCCCGATAGAGTCAGCAATGTGTAGTTCAGCGAACATGACAGGTGATGTAATAGATTCGAAGATTTCAAAGCTAGCGACTTGAGACATAAGACTGTATGTGCGCTTCTGGTCTTCAGATAACAAGATAATATCAATGAGTTCAATATCACCCGGTTGAACTGTAGTGGACGGGGCCTTCGTGTTCAGTCCCTCATTAATCGCTGCGCCGATAGCGCCCGATAGTATTTTCTCGACATCATTGAATACGCTTTTAATAAAGCCCATTATCTTGCACTCATAATTCTTCTTAGGTCACTTTCTGCTTGGCCGACATATCTTGGGTCTAGGAGTTGAATAATCTTCTTGTTCTCGTTTTGCTCTTGCTCGTAATCGAGATACGTTACAGGAGACCAGTAAATAGCATCCGTATGAGCAATAGTTGAATCAACAAGAGTCTCAGTCTGAATAGTCGCAGTCGCGCCTGATGTCATACTGGTAATCGTATCGGTCGCATCTAGCGAACCGTAAATATGTTTAATCGTTAATGTGTTGCCATCGACATAAGTCACATATGCATAATTGTTTACATCGACTCTGACTTCTTCATCAACGACGAATGTACCTGTGCGACCTGTTAGAGTCATGGTTACAATCTTATTCGTAGATACAGTATCATCGTGACGCTTGCGCTTGTATGCAGCGACGT